ATATTAGATGATATTTCAGATGAATCTGTAATGGAATTAGAAAAAAGAAGATACTACATACAATCTTACGGTTTTACATTACAAGGATTTTTAATAGATGAGAATGAATTTGAAGTTAAACCAGCAATAAGTCGAGCATTAGTTTTAGTTGAAACAGAAAGTCAGAAAAAAAGAAAAAGAAATAAGAAGTTACCTCAAAACCCCGATACGGTTAATTTAACCTTTGAGTTTCCTGTGGGTATAACTTCACACACTCAAACATTTGAATATACCACAAATTTAAAATTAAATACTACCGATAATATATCGTCTTATTCAATATACATTAATAATTTATACTACGGAAACAGTGTACCTAATTTGTTACAAGGGGAGATTCAAATAAATACAAATGACACTTTAAAAATTGAGGTCGTTAAATCTAACATGTCTGAAAATTCTAACATAGAATTCAATTCTATTTTAGTTTAATTTTCACCATAGATATCTTTTTTTTCAGAACAATTATCCTCAATTAATTTTTCAATAAACTTATGAATTTTAAGTCCTTTCTTTATGCAATACTTTTTAAGTATTAAATGACTCTCTTCTGATATTTTTAAATTTTTAATTTTCATAGTAGAAAAAAGGTAGAATTAAATCATACTTCTCGATAAATAGTTTTAAAATCAATAATATTTTGGTTTTTTAGGTAATATTTATGAATAAATAAATTTTTAAAAAAAACAAAATAAATGGCAACAGCAAACAAAGTATTCGTTTCTCCAGGTGTTTATACATCTGAAACCGATTTATCGTTTGTTTCACAAAGTGTAGGTGTTACTACTTTGGGTATTGTTGGTGAAACTTTGAAGGGACCTGCTTTTGAACCTATATTCATTAGTAGTTACGATGAGTTCCAATTATACTTTGGTGGAACTACACCCGAAAAATTTGTGAACACACAAATCCCAAAATATGAGGCAGCATATATTGCAAAATCATATTTACAACAATCTAACCAATTGTTTGTAACAAGAATTTTAGGTCTAAATGGTTATGACGCAGGTCCTTCATGGACTATTAAAACTATATCTAATGTTAACCCATCAACTGTAGGGTTTTCAGGAGGAACTGGACAACCAACAACTTATACGTTATTATTCTCAGGTAATACATCGGGAAGTGTAAACTACACTAACACGGCTTCTTGGACAGGGTCCCCAATGTATAGTGATTTTGATGTTAATTATACAACATTTAATAAGGGAACTTCAACTTACAGAACCCAATTAGATAATTTTCTTACAGATATATTTAACACCAATTCATTATCCTCAACTTCAATAAGTTACTTCGGTTCAATACCTAGCACAAACTATAGTTCATTATCATCATATTCTAATAAAACTAATGTTTTTGGAGTCGAAAATGTTGGAGGTACAAGTTTGGATTCTAGAAATAATGACGCTTGGTTTTATGCGGCATTTGAGCCCACATATAATGGAAGTATTCAACAATCATCATATGACGGGTACTCATTCTATAGTACAGTAACTTCTTTTGGCACTGGAGCAACTTCAGGTTCATTTACAGGAACTGTTTCAGGTACTTATTTCACAGTAACAGGTACGGCGTTTACCGATTATTCAAACTTAATAGTCGCAACTTTACGTTCAAGAGGTATTACTCAATATAGTACAACTCAACATGGACCTCAGTATCAAGTTACAGGTACAAGTAATGTTACTATGTTAGGTGCTAATACATCATATTCTGCGGTGACTAAAAACCCATATGCGACTTTCAAAATTTCAGGTGTGACTAAAACAAATAGTACTTTTGAATTTGAAACGTCATTCTTAAATTCACAATCAAATTATTTGGCAAGTGTTTTTGGAACTGAGAATTTTGCAAAAGAAAGAACTGAAGTTCCTTTGTTTTTAGAAGAAAGATACGACACAATGTTATCTTACGGATATAATAAAGGTTATATTAGAGGTTTAAATAGTACTTTAGTTGCATTAGGTGAAGCATCAAGTGCATTAAATACAGGATTTGGTACTACAGGTTTTTATTTAGAAAGATATAAAACACCTGAGTCCCCATGGGTTGTTTCTGAATTACGTGGTAATGTTGTTTATAGATTATTTAAATTCTATACCATCTCTGACGGTAACGCGGCGAACAGACAGGTTAAAATCTCAATGGCTAACATGTCATTTAATAATCTAACGTTTGATGTAATTGTTAGAGATTTTTATGATACTGATGAGAATCCAGTGGTACTTGAGAAGTTTTCAAACTGTTCTATGGACCCAAATCAAAATAACTACATTGCTAAGAAAATTGGTACTAATGATGGTGAATTTGAAATCAAATCTAAATTGATTATGGTTGAAGTTAACTATGATGCACCAACAGAGGCAATTCCTTGTGGTTTTGAAGGTTTTGTTACGAGAGTTTATGGTACATTAAGTAATAATTCATCATTCCCAGTTATCAAAACAAAATATGTTACACCAGGTGAAATTGTTTATAACCCACCATTTGGAGCATTAGCAGGTGGAGATGATGCATTACCTGCGGCTGGTGACAATGTTAGAAGAACTTATTTAGGTATTTCAACTACAGTAGGTGTGGATAATGACTTCTTTGAATATAAAGGTAAAGTTAGACCTGTAGGGGATTTATGTGAAGAAGGTTCTTATGATAATTGGCCAAGATTAACTAGAGGTTTCCACATGGATAGTGGAGCAACAGCTATCACAATTAGTTCAACTATTTATACTGCGTCAACAGGTAACCAAGCTTTTGATTGTGGAGATGCGTCGTTCTCAACTGAACCAACAGACCCTCAAAATCCTTACTACAGATTATTCGCAAGAAAATTCACATTGTTAGTACAGGGTGGTTTTGATGGATGGGATGCATACGAAGAAAGACGTACAAATGGTGACACTTACGCATTAGGACAAGCTGGTTTTAAAGCAGGATTCTGTGCGGGAGTTGACCCATACCCAACATCAACAGGTTATGGTTCATTTAAGAAAATAACATTTGAAGACGGTACAGTTGAATACGGAAACTCTGATTATTACGCTTACTTAATGGGTATTAGAACTTTCTCTAATCCTGAAGTAACAAACATCAACGTTTTTGTAACACCTGGTATTGATATTTCAAACAATAGTAATTTGGTTGAAGCGTCAATTAATATGATTGAAACTGAAAGAGCGGACTCAATTTATATTACAACACTTGCCGACTTTAACTTATTACAACCTTCAACTTCTTTAGATAATTTATATTACCCACAAGAAGTGGTTGACATTGTTGAGGAATCAGGAATTGACTCTAACTATACTGCAACTTATTATCCTTGGGTTCTTACTCGTGATACTGTTAATAATACACAAATTTATTTACCAGCAACTGGTGAAGTTTGTAGAAACTTAGCATTAACAGACAACATCGCGTTCCCATGGTTCGCAACTGCAGGTTATACAAGAGGTTTAGTAAACGCAATTAGAGCTCGTAAGAGATTAACTCAAGAAGATAGAGATACTCTTTACAAAGGAAGAATTAACCCAATTGCAACATTTAACGATGTGGGAACAGTAATTTGGGGTAACAAAACTTTACAAATTAGAGAGTCGGCTCTTGACAGAATCAACGTAAGAAGATTATTGTTACAAGCTCGTAAATTAATATCTGCGGTGGCAATCAGATTGTTATTTGAACAAAACGACAACTTGGTGAGACAACAGTTCTTGAGTCAAGTTAACCCAATCTTAGATTCTATTCGTAGAGACCGTGGTTTATATGACTTTAGAGTTACAGTTTCAAATAGTCCTGAAGATTTAGACGCAAATCAATTAGTAGGTAAGATTTACATCAAACCAACAAAGGCGTTAGAATTTATCGACATTGAATTCTTAATTACTCCAACAGGAGCATCATTTGAAGATATCTAATTAAAGATAATAACCTTAAAAACCCTCACAATAGTGGGGGTTTTTTATTTACCTAATATTTATAGAATATGAAAGTTTATCTTGTAGAAAATTTTAAAGAAGAAATAACTCCTGAATTGAAATATTACGCATTTGATTGGGATGATAATATCATGATGATGCCAACTAAAATTATTTTAAAAGATGAAGAAGGTAATGAAGTTGGTATGTCCACTGAAGATTTTGCGGAATATAGAGTAATGGTTGGACAAGAACCATTTGATTATAAAGGTAAGAAAATAGTTGGATTTGCCGAAGACCCATTTAGATATTTCTCAACCAAGGGTGATAAAAGATTTATTATTGATTCTATGTTGGCAGAACCAGGACCAGCATGGGACGATTTTGTAGAAGCGATTAATGGAGGTTCAATATTTTCAATCGTAACTGCAAGAGGTCATTCACCATTAGTATTAAGGAGGGCAATTGAAAATATGATTAATACTAATTTTAAAGGAATTTCAAAAAAAGAATTGGTAAAAAATTTAAGAAAATTCAGAAATTTTGCTGGAGAAGAAGATATGTCCAATGAGGAGTTAATTGATGCTTATATGGATATGAACAAATATTACCCTGTGACTTTTGGAGCTGGCTCGGCACAAAGTCCCGAAAAAGGAAAAGTTGAGGCTTTAAAAGAATTTCAACAGTACGTTAAATATTTATCCGGAAGATTACAAAAACCAGGAATGTTTAAAAATGATATATCAAATAGATTTATACCTACTATTGGATTTTCTGATGATGATTTAAGAAATTTAGAAAAAGTTAAAAGTGAATTAGGAAAAGACCCAGAAAATATTATTAAAACAATTTCAACACATGGAGGTGTTAAGAAAGATTATTAATAAACTGGTCTTAATGCAATTATGAAATAAAAAAAACCAAAGTAAATAGAAAAATTTAAAAACGACACTATTTATAATAAACTAAAAGAAAAAAAATTAAAAAAATATGGCTGATTTACTAATGAAAATGCCGATACCTTATGAGCCCAAAAGAAAAAACAGGTTCATTTTAAGATTCCCTTCAGAACTAGGTATCAATGAATGGTTTGTTGAAAGTACTAGTAGACCAAAAATCACAATTGGTTCAACTGCAATACCTTTTTTAAATACTGAAAGATACGTAGCTGGTAAATATACATGGGGTACAATTAACGTTACTTTCCGTGACCCTATTGGTCCTTCAGCCGCTCAAGCGTTAATGGAATGGGTTCGTCTTCACGCAGAATCTGTTACAGGACGTATGGGATATGCTGCGGGATATAAAAAGACAATTGAACTTGACATGTTAGACCCAACAGGTGTTGTTATTGAAAAATGGCAATTGGTTGATACGTTCTTAACTGATGTTGACTTTAGTTCATTAGGATATGGTGAAGATGGTTTAGCTCAAATTACAGCAACTCTTCGTCCTGACTATTGTGTATTATTATACTAATACCAAAATAAAAAAATTAAAAGACCCACTATATGTGGGTTTTTTTGTTTACAAAAAAATATGACTGATTATAGTTATATACAAAAAACTGTTTAATTATGAATGAAAATCAATACGCTCAAGAGAACTTTAATTTACCACACGACGTACTTTCACTACCAAGTAAGGGTATTTTCTATAAAAATAAAAAGAAGTCAATTAAAGTTGGGTATCTAACTGCTACTGATGAAAATTTATTAGCTAGTGTTAGTAGTATTGGGGCGACTAATTTAATTTATAATTTATTGAGGTCAAAAATTTATGAACCTGATTTAAAAATTGATGAATTAATAAATGGAGATGTTGAGGCAGTTTTGATATTTTTAAGAAACACGGCTTTTGGACCTAACTATGATGTTTTATTGACTGACCCTGAAACAGGTAAAGAATTTGAGGCAACTATTAATTTGGAAAGTTTAAATTTTAAAGAAACAAAAATTGAACCAAATAGTGAGGGATTATACGAAACTGTTTTACCAAAGACAAACACTCCTGTTAAACTAAAAATTTTAAATTATTCTGAAATTAGAGAGTTGACAAGAATGGAAGATGAATATCCTAAAGGAATGACGGCACCTTCAGTCACATGGAGGTTAATGAAACAAATTGTTGAGTTAAATGGTAGTACGTCAAAAGAAGAAATATCTAAGTTTATAAATAAAATGCCAATTATGGATTCTAAATTCATTACTAATTTTTTAAATGAAAATGAACCAAAATTAGATTTAACACAACAAGTAATCGCCCCGTCAGGAAAAAAGGTCTCTGTAAAGATAACCTTTGGGGTGGAGTTTTTTCGGCCTTTCTTCTAATCACCAAATTAATCTAATGGACGAGTTTTATCTCATGTCCCACTTTTTAAAAATTTCTTATTCTGATTTTTATATAATACCAACTTTCCAAAGAAGATATCTATTGAATAAAATTTTAGAAATTAATGGTCCTAAAAACTAAATTCTAATTATTTATAGATATGGCTGGTAATGATGATAAAAATAATAAAATAATAAAAGCAGCGTCAAGTGAGGATTTAGACACTCTTTCTAAAGATGTTGATAAAATAAATTCCGCCGCGTTTAAATTAGGGGGATTTTTAAAATTACTTAAAACTTCTGTAGGTGAAATTGACGATGTAATTGTTAATTTAGATAAACAATTTGCAAAAGTCATACAGACAATGGGTGTTGGGCAACGATACTCGTCAATGATTAAAGAAAATTTTGCTAAAGCGTCACCCGAAGTTTTGTTAATGGGAGGGTCTTTAGAAGACATGACGGTCATCCAACAAGATTTAGCTACAAAATCTGGAAAAAACATAGTTGCAAGTAAAGAAGTAATAGAAGGACTTGTCGCAACTCAAAAAGTAACGGGAATCCAATCTGCAACATTATTAGAAAATTTTATGGATGCCGGATATGAGGCCGAACAAATAACTGAACAGATGTATCAAACCCAAAAAATTGCTCAAAATATGGGGGTTAATGCTAGAGCGGTTACTTCTTTAGTCACAAATAACTTAGATAAGTTAAATAAATATACATTTGAAGGTGGAGTTAGTGGTTTAGCTAAAATGGCGGCAAAGGCTGCCATGTTTAGAATTGATATGGGTGAAACTTTTAGTTTGGCCGAAAAATTACTTAGTCCTGAAAACGCGATTGAAACTGCGAATGCTTTACAACGATTAGGAGGGGCAACAAGTCAATTGGCGGACCCACTAAGATTAATGGATTTAGCTCAAAATAATGTACCTGAGTTACAAAATCAATTATCTAAATTGATGGAAAAGTACACTTATTTTGATGAAAAAACAAAATCTTTTCAAATAATGCCTGGCGCTAGACGTGAGATTAAAGCAATAGGAGATGCTTTAGGTTATAGTGAAAAGACGATGTTTAACATGGGTATTGAGGGTTCTAAATTGAAAAAAAAGTTGTCTGAAATAAATTTTTCAGGTTTAGATTTTACAAAAGAACAACAAGAACAAATTGCTAATTTGTCAAAATTAGATAAAAAAAGCGGAAAATACCAAATTGAATTTAAAGATGAAAGTGGTCAAACTATTAAAAAAACTTTAGATGAATTAAAAGGAAGTGAGGGGGAAATTAAAAAATTTTTGGAAAATCAAAGTGGTGAGGAAGGAGATTCCCCTGAACAAAAAATGATTGATTTAGCTAAAGAACAACTAGGAAAGGCTGACCAAATAATTGCCAAAATTGATGCATTCAAAAATGCAATTCCCATGTCAGTCGCTGGGTCCCAAGTTGGAGAGTTATATTTAGACAAAGCGTTTAACATTGTTGATACTAAAACTAAAGATACGATAAACGAAGTAAATTTAAATAATGAAAAACTTATTAAAACTTTAAATGATACATCAAAAGATTTAACTTCAATTGTTGAAGCAATAGCTAAAGGGGATTTTGGAGGAATTATTGGGGGTATGAAAGATTTAGGAGGCGATATTGGTGATGTAATTACTAAATCGGTAATACAACCTCAGGTGGACACTTTAATTGAGATAGGTAAACAATTACCAATTTTGGGAAAATCTTTAGACGAAATTGGGATTACTCATGAAAATTTAATTAAAAGTATAGATAAATTTACTAACGCAATTGACACTGCAACTGGAAGTAAAGATTTTATTTGGAGACCCGGTCAAGGAATTACAAAATTTGATGAGAATGATTTAGTTATTGGAGGGACAGGATTAATGTCCAAGTCACAACAATTATCAGTAAACGATACTATTACAAATAATACTAATACTACTATTACAAACCAAAGTAAGGTTGAAGGTGAGGTAACATTTAAAGTTATGCTAGATAATAATGCTAATTTGGGTAATTTAGGTATGAATGAGGCAACTGCCTTAGGTAATCGTATTGCAGACGCAATAAAAAGCAGTCCTGATTTACAAAATAAAATCAAAGCGGCTTTAGAATTCTCCAAAGTTTAATAGTTCCAAAAATTCTATTTTGGTCTATTTATATATAAAATATTCTAATGTCTGAAAACAAACTTAGTTTACAAGGTTCTGAAGAATTCAGAAAAAAAATGTTGGTTAAAAATTTGCCACCATACAATGTGGTTGGAAATTTTACACCGGCTCAAGAACCAATTAACTATGAGACACAGATATCAGTTAATGATACAATTATTGATACTGAAAATATTAGTACAGGTATTATAATTGAGGCAAAATACGAAACAATTCCTAACAAGTATGGTTCGGAAGGTGGAAAATACATCGATGGTGCGGACCTAATTAATACAGTAACATTGGCAAATGTAATTAATACAGTCACCAATGTTGACGGAACAACTCCCGTATTTCCACCAAAGTCAGAATATGATTATAGCGATGCTAAATTAGATTTAGTTAATGAATTTTACATTGACAATTCTGAAATATTAAATCGATTCGTACCCAACGAAGGTTACGAAGATATGTACATTACTACCGATGTTATTGTACAAAAAGATTTACAATTTAATGGAGTTTATCCTGAGTTTGTTCAGGGAACTTACAGTATGCTGGACCTTATCTCAAATAATCAAGCGACTCAAAATGATTCATACATCCAAAAAATTGGAGCGGAACAATTAAAGTTTTCGTTTGAAGAAAGAGTTTTTGAAGAAGTAAGGAAAAATTCGTTAGGAAGAATAAACATTTTAAATCAACCTGACATTTCATTATTTGTTACAGGACAAGTCCCACTTACAGATAAGAATTGGAAAATTACCGTACCTGATGGATTATTAGACCAAGCATTTTCATTAGCTCAAAGAATTACAGGTACCTATTATCCACAGTCACCAATAGAAGGGGATTATTTTGAAAGTCCACAAAGAAGGTCAACAAAGGCGGGGCAATTATTACAAAGAGGATTAAAGAACTTATCAAATAGTAATTCACCTTCACAAAAGTTTTTAGCTAATACAGGTAGCGGTCAAAAATCGGCATTATTTGCTAATTTGGATTACAATAAGTATAAACCAAACTACGATAAAAAAGAAAATTTTTACGTTGGTAATCAGAATTTGGCGGGAGCATTAATTATGTCACCGGCTGATGATGTACCTAAAAATGCTGAAGGTACTGTTACCACCACAACAGTTTATGGTCCTGATAAATTGGCGACATTGTTTGATGGTAATCAAAATTTCCAATTTGGAATGGCTTCAAAAACATATGACGAAAGACCTGTTTTTGATGGTGGGTTTGTATGGGTGGAAAAAAGAAGAGCAAGAGACGCATTTAAAAAAGTTGGAGAAGGAGGGGAAAAATTTGGTAAAAATAATGCCTCAAACACACTAAGGTCATCTTTTGACCAAGTGTTATCAACTGATTACGAATTTAGACCTGGCTCCATACTTGATGCGACACAAAGAATTATTGACTCAACACCTAATAGGGGTAAAGATAGATTAGCACATGTGGGTAACGCAATGAACCAAGTATCTAAAGTTTTTTGGGATGGATACAAAGAAATCACAAAGGGTTCAAAAGTTAAGAGATATGTGAACGAAAAAGGTAAAGAAGTAGGTAAAGAATATGGTAGAGTTTTTGCTAAAGATAACCCATATTTTACATATTCAAATTTACAAAGTACAATCGCCAATACTTCAGGTGCTGAGACAAATGGGAATATTAGAAGATTTTCATACTCTGTTTTAGATAGTACTTACAATTTAAACATTACACCATATAAGAATGGAGGAACAAGTGTTAAAGATGGGAAAGTTAAAAAGTACATGTTTTCAATTGAGAATTTAGCGTGGAAGGGTTCATCAGAATATGAACAATTACCTGCTTGTGAAAAAGGACCTAATGGAGGTAGAATTATGTGGTTCCCTCCGTATGACTTAACATTTTCAGATAACTCAAGTGCTCAGTGGAATGCCACTAATTTTTTAGGAAGACCTGAGCCAATTTATACTTATCAGAACTCATCAAGAGGTGGTAGTTTAACTTTTAAAATTGTTGTTGACTATCCGTCGGTAATGAATTTAATTGTTAATAAAGAATTAAATAAGGAAGATAATTTTACCACACAACAAGTTATTAATTCGTTTTTTGCGGGATTAAAAAAATATGATATATATGAACTTGCCAAAAAATTTAATTCACTTAGTTTAGGTACAATACAAGAAGCGTATCAATCAATATTAGATAATCCAAATGCTAATGAAGAAGATATACAAGGTGTTTCTGACGGTTTAAATAACGCTGAAGAAGTTGATAATTCAGAAAATTTAGACGTTACGGGTTGGAATGGGATTTCATTTTATTTTAATCCTAAGGGTGATAATAAAAAATTATATGACGATGTTTATGATGATGTTGTAAATAATCTAACTACCTTAAATACCGACTCATCAATTGGGTTTAAAGAAAATATTGTTGAATATAATTTTATTGAGTTAGAAAGTATAAGAACTCAAATAATTGATATTTTGCAACAAAAAAAGGGAAAAGTAAAATTAGAGGTAACACCATCATTATCACCTGTTAGTAGTTCGGATATTAATGATTCTATTATACAATTTTTTGAAACGTTAGGGGTTGATAAATTTATTGAAAATAGAGATTTACAAATTGAGGTTTTGGGAGACATACTTGGCAGTGTTAATCCAAAAAGTTCACCTGATTCAAACATTCAGTCAACATATACTTGTGATAGTAATCAATATGATAATACTGACCCAATAAAAAGTTACGCATGTAGTTCGGCATTAATTACTAATATTACGGTTACTCCAAACCCACCACAACCTGAAGGGGAAAATCAAAATAATCAGAATAGACCAAATTCAAATATTAGTAACGGATTACCAACACAACCTACAACAGATATTATTGATAAAACAAAAAACATAAGTAAAAAAATATTAAGAGAATTATTGGTTGAATCCGATTACTTTGAAATGTTAAAAACTGATAGTCCATTTTTATACGACTCAATAAAACAAAAAATAAAATATTTTAATCCGGCGTTTCACTCAATTACACCCGAAGGATTAAATTCAAGAATTACGTTTTTAAATCAGTGTGTTAGACCTGGTAAAACAATGCCGACTAGGAAGGGTGGAGAGTTAGTTTATAATGATGCGTTTAATACAAATTTCGGAACACCACCTGTATTAATTTTAAGAGTTGGTGACTTTTATAATACAAAAATAATACCTGATAGTGTTAGTTTTACATATGAAAATTTAGATATCAATCCTGAAGGTATTGGGGTACAACCAATGATTGCATCAGTATCTATTAACTTTAAAATGATTGGAGGTCACGGTTTGAAAGAACCTGTTGAAAAATTACAAAATGCTCTTTCATTTAACTATTATGCTAACACTGAAATGTATGATGATAGGGCTGACGTTACTGAAGATACAACTGCTCTTGACAACGAGTTAGTTAATTCAATATTTAATGGAGAACCATTAGCGAATATTAATGATGTTGGTAATTTATCACAGAATGAGGGAGGTGATACTATTGGACAAATTTTAACAAGTACACCATTTACAGGAACTGCTCAAACAGGTACAATTAGTTATACTAACTTTTTTGATAATATGGTTGACCAAACAAAAAATTATTTTGACCAAACAACCAAGTTTGTATCATCAACAATAGACCAATATGGTTACGGACTTTACCACGCATTCTCAAATAAAAGAAGATTCTATACAGGAGAACTTAATCAATATGGTACCGCATATGACACTAAAATTTTTGGTAAAACATCCGGAACATTGGCAATTGCAACAATTAAAACACTACTTATTAGTAAAATTACATTAGGTACTGATGATTTAAATAATGCTTTAGAACAAGCACAAATGCCTGCATTAGAAAGAGTAAAGTTCAGTAATAATTTTAAAAAATTAGTAAGGGATAAAGCGTCAAACGGATTTAATAGTTTGTATTCAAGTATGGACACATTCGCAAATACCCAAGCCGAATACATTCAAATTTTTAGAAAACTTGATTTAGTACTTACGAGTACTGATGGTAAAATATTAAGTAATGGAGAACCTAAAATATATGATTTATCAGGAACTACTGAAATTTCTGAAATGGTTCAGGATTACCAAGTTATATCCAATGATTTAAATGAATATGTGACTAAATTAGGTGAAATACAAGTATATCCTAAAGAAGGTCAAACTAAATTACAACAGGGAGTTACTGGCGACACCCCGAGTGACTTTGTACCTTTTGTTGATGATTCTGAATTACAACCTGGGACATTTTTAAATTATATGTATTCATTTTTTGCAAATGATATTATTGATAGTGGAAAAAGAAATACATTTAAAGAGGCGTTACTAAACGGAATTGATAACTCAGCATTTTCAGATGTCCTTACGACAGAATTAAATAACATTGCTGGTATTTTTAATACCGAAAAAACAAAAGAATTGGAAGTAATAAATGGGTTCTTCCAAAGCCCCGATTATCAAAAATACTCAAATTATAATCCACAAAGAGAAAATAAATCAATTAAGGGTAAAACAAGAACACTAAATTTCCAAACTGATTTAAGTGCAATTTTTGGAGTATTAAGTCAAAAAAATAGATTAACTAAAATTTATAGTAGTGAAAATTCTGGATTTGATAAAAACTTTAATGATAAAAAGAAATTCTCCTAATAATGGCTAATGAATATTTAAATAGATATCAAAAATTAATTGTTGGGGACATTCAAACATACATTCCTTATGTTAAATTACCTCAAAAAGGAACTGATAAAAAATATATCTATAAACTCGGAGTATCAAGATTGGATAAAATATCTCAATTTTATTACGGCACTCCTTTTTTTGGTTGGTTAATTTTACAGGCAAATCCAATTTATGGAGGGTCGGAATTATCAATATCTGATAATGCCGTTTTAAATATACCATTTCCTTTGGATTCATCATTATTAGATTATAATTCAGCGTTAGAATTACATTATTATTACTATGGCAGATAAAAACATTTATATTGAAACAGATATAAATAATATTTTTTTAATTAATCCAAATAAAGTTTTTAGAACTGATGGGGGTTATGAGGACAGATATATACCTCATGAGGAATTAATAATGTATGCTAACTTAGAATGTAATTTACAACCTAGAAGTAGATTAATTACAGGAGAAGACAAAACAAGTTTAACTCAAATAGGTGTTGGGAAAATTAATTTTTTAAAACCAAATAATCAGGATTATTTAACTACTAATTACACTAAAAGTCAATTAGACGTTGAGGAATCAAATGTCGTTAATGGTGAATTATTAGGAATAACGGCAATTAATTTTAAAGTTAGTCGTTCACAAACACCTATAGTATCTATTAGTTTAGAAGATTCTAAAGGAAGGGCGTTATTTGAACAAGGTAATTCAAGCATATATTCCGCATTTTTTAATTTACCCTATCCAACCTTTTACTTAACACTAAAAGGTTTTTATGGTAAAGCGGTTAGATACCCACTTTTACTGACAAAATTTGCAACCAGTTTTAACCAAAGTACTTCAAATTTTGAGATAACTTTGAATTTTATAGGTTATAATTTTGGTGTGTTAAATGATGTAACTTTTGGTGAAATTTTAGCATTACCGCAAATGTATGTTAGAAGAACTACTGAAAATGTTGGAGGACAAACAACTAATCTACCATCATTAGGGGCGAATGCTGTGACTAAATTCTCACAAAGAGGGTATGAAAAAATACAACAAGTTTATAAAGAATATAAATCTAAAGGTTTAATAAGTAATGATTTTCCTGAATTAACTGTTAATCAGTTAATTACAGTTTTAGAAAATTTTATTGCGTCTAAATTAAAAAGTTTTGGGTCAATCTCAATGGATATTCTAAACGA